CATTTACCTCTGGTTATGTATTAAAACTTCCTGTATATTATTATTTAAAACATAATTTTATAAATGAAGGAAAAAGAAAAACAGCTTTTAAATCTTCTGTATCTGAAAGTCCTTTTACTTCATATTTAGAAAATGTAAATATTAACAAAAAATTTGAACCTCATCCAGAACATCAAGTAAAAGATTCTCCTCAAGTTAAAAAAAATTTAAACTTACCAATACATAAATTTTTAAACCCTTGGATTATAAAAACACCTCCCGGTTATTCTTGTTTATTTTTACCCCCAATGAATAATACTGATGACAGGTTTTCTATACTTCCGGGTATAGTTGATACAGATGTTTTTAAAAACGAAATAAATTTTCCTTTTATTTTAAATGGAGATAAATACCCTACATTAGAAACAACTATTAAAATGGGTACTCCTTATGTTCAAGTAATACCTTTTAAAAAAGAAGACTGGAAAATGAAAATAAATTTTATAAAAGATAAAACTCTTATAAAAAATAGAATAAGTTTTTTTCAAAACATAATAGATAACTATAAAAATAAAGTATGGAAAAAAAAGAAATGGATTTAAAACCATCGTCTACTATACAGGAATATATACATATTACTGATAATGTTGTTTTAGAAAAAAATTTAGATGTTTTTCTAAAAATATGTAAAGAACGTAAAGAATTTAAAGAGGGTTGTATTACGGTAGAAAAAAACAAATTAATAAAAAATAAAAATATAAGAGACGTAAAAATTTGGTACCCAAATAATACAAATAGTTCTATGACAGAAACACATTGGACTGGATTTTTAATTAATATGTTTACCACTAATTTAAATAATTATGCTGAAAGTATGAATCACAGTTTTCGTATTAACGACATACAGATATTAAAATATACAGTTGGAGGTCATTATAAATTTCATACTGACATGGGTCCTTCAAATCCTAGAAGTGTAAGTTTAATTTATTTTGTTAACTCTGACTATGAAGGTGGAGATTTGTGCTTTAAAGATATAAAAAATAATGAAGAATTAATAGTAAAAAAGAAAAAGAATAGGTTAGTAATATGGCCTAGTAATTTTATGTATCCACATTCGGTTAAACCAGTTATAAAAGGAACAAGGTATTCGGTCGTATCATGGGCAAACTAAAAGATTATAAAATAATAAAAAATTTTCTGAACAAAAACGAAATAAATTTACTAGCAAAATATTGTGAAATTTCTCATAAAAATAATTTGCACAATTTTGATGCAAATATTAATACCGCAGATACTTTTTTTTATGGAGATTATTTAACAGAATCATTACTTTTAAATAAAAAAATTATTGTAGAAAAAGAAAGCGATACAAAATTACTTCCTACATATAGTTATTGGAGAATGTATACAAAATATGCTAATCTAAAAAAACATAGAGATAGACCTTCATGTGAAATATCAGTTACAGTTTCAATAGCTAACGACGGAATAGATTGGCCTTTTTTTATAGGCAATAAAAAAATTATTTTAAAACCAGGAGAAGCTGTTATATATAAAGGCTGTGATATAGTACATCATAGAAAAGAGTTATTAGGAGATTACCAAACACAGTTTTTTTTGCATTACGTTGATGCGAACGGACCGAACAAAGAATGGTATCTTGATAAAAGAAAGTATTGGGGATTAGGAGCAGTAAATGGTGTTTAATCAAAAAAAAGATGGGTCTTGTGATATAGAATTTACTAAAGAAGAATTGAAAATAATTTCAAAACATAAAAAAATATTTTTAAGTGCCGAAGGACTTCGTCATTTTGGAAATGCTTTAATAAAAATTGTAGCAGAATGGAATATGAATTTTAATGAAAATGTAAAGGAATTAATGACTGATGACAAAACTATAGTTAAAGGTCAAGAACCTAAAAATACGGATGATTAGTGTAATTAATAATTTTTTAGATAACGATGAATTTTTTGAAATTAAAAAATTACTTTCGAGTAAAAAATTTCCATATTTTTTAACACAAAATTCTAAAGTATTGGTTCACCCTATAATTGATAAAACAGAATACAGTTTATTTTTAGAACCTTTAATTTCAAAATTAAGTAAAAAATTAAAAGTTAAAACTATTATAAGTTCAGAAACTTATTTAATTATTAAAGATAAAGAAAACGTTTCTTTAAATATAGGAAAAAAAGACCCTTACGATATATCTTTAAATGATGATTCTTTAACTTCTCTTTTATATATAAATTCTAATAACGGTTATACACAAATTTTAGGTAAAGATAAAATAGACCCTGTTCAAAATAGACTTTTAACTTTTTCCTCTAATATTTCTTATGAAGAAACCACGCCTACAAAAGAATCTTTTAAATCAGTTATAAAACTAATCTATTCTATATAAAATGCCTAAATCATTAATTTTTAATCAATGTATTTTACATGATGAATTTGTTAATTTAAAAGTAGATAATCAAATTTATAAAACACTTTTAAAGGAAGAAAAAACTAATAAAGGAAATGTTAAATCTAACTCAGGAGGATTTCAAACTAAAAATATAAATAATAAACTTATTTGTGAAAGTATATTAAGAAAATCTGTAGACTTAATAAAAGCTAATTATAAATTAAAAAAAAGAGTTGGATTTTATTTAGGAAATTTGTGGATAAATAGAAACAAAAAAAATAATTTTAATCATCCTCATGTGCATCCTCGTTCTAATTTTTCTGGAATATATTATTTAAAAGTTCCAAAAAAAGGTGGAGAATTAATTTTTTTAGAAAATGATAAACGTTCTATGAGTGATCTATTTAGTTTTATAGACTCAGAAGAATTCTATAGTGAGTATTATATTTATCCCAAAAAAGGTTTGTTTTTACTATTTCCTTCTTCTTTATCTCATATGGTCAAACCTCATATTGAAAATACAGATAGAATTTCAGTAGCTTTTAATATAACTTTGGTTTAAAATATTGGCTCTTTCCTTCTTTATATATTTAATATATAAGATAAATTAGATATATAAGGATTTAATATGTTACAAAAGATAGGTTTCCAGCCAGGTATAAATAAACAAATTTCAGAAACTACAGCTGAAGGTCAGTGGGTAGACTGCGATAATGTTAGATTTAGATATGGAACACCTGAAAAAATAGGTGGTTGGAAGCAATTAGGTACAGATAGTTTAACAGGAGCCGCAAGAGGTCTTCATCATTATGTAAATAGTTTGGGTAGAAAGTATGCTATTATAGGGACTAACTCTATTTTATACGCTTATTCAGGCGGTGTATTTTATGATATACATCCTATCAAATCAACAACTACACTTACAAATGCTTTTAGCACAACTAATGGATCACCCACTGTTACCATAACTTACCCTTCAGCACATAATATTCAAGAAGATGATATTATTCTTTTAGATAATTTTACAGCTATAACTAATTCAAACTTTAGTGCATCTGACTTTGATGACAAAAAATTTATGGTAACAAGTGTACCATCAACTACAACTTTAACTATTACAATGCCTTCTAATGAAACAGGTAGCGGTGCAACAACATCTGGTGGTATTAGAGTTCAGCATTACTATCACGTTGGACCAGCAGTACAGGCAAAAGGTTTTGGTTATGGGTTAGGGTCTTGGGGCGGAGAAGATGCAGGAGCAGTAACAACAACTTTAAATGGTGCGATCAATGCTGCAGTTACTAGTATTACAGTAGCTGACGCTTCACAATTACCGGACTCAGGAACTAATTTTATTATAATAGATTCTGAAGAAATTTCATACACAGGTGTTAGCACTAATACTTTAACAGGATGTACAAGAGGTGTAGCAGGAACAACAGCAGCTTCTCATAGTGATGGTGCAACAGTTACAAACTCGACTGACTATGTTGCGTGGGGCGAAGCAGCATCAGGAGATTTAGTCATTGAACCTGGTATGTGGTCTATAGATAATTTTGGAGATAAAGCTATTTGTTTAATACACAACAGTGCGTGTTTCGAATGGGACTCTTCATTATCAAATGCAACAACAACAAGAGCAACAATTATATTGGGTGCACCAACAGCATCACGTCACATGGTTGTATCTACTCCTGATAGACACTTAGTATTTTACGGAACAGAAACAACAATAGGCGACCCGTTAACACAAGATGATATGTTTATTAGAATTTCTTCTCAAGAAGATATTAACACTTACATACCTAAGGCAACCAATACAGCTAATACACAAAGATTGGCTGACGGATCACGGATCATGGGAGCTATAAGAGGTAGAGATGCAATTTATGTGTGGACTGATACAGCGTTATTTACACAACGTTTTGTTGGACAACCTTTTACTTTTGC